GTCTATTGTCAATATGGGAATGGTGTTTACAACAAGTGCAAACACTATTGGAGAATTTGCTTCCACAGTTCCGGTAGTAGGCGGAATATTTGGCTCTCTTGCTGGATATTTCCAAGACGGTGTGGACACATTTAGACAACTATCTCAAAACGGTGCTTCATTTAATAATAATTTAATAGAGTTACGTCTAGCAGCAGCACAAGCAAATTTACCACTAGATGTATTTGCATCTGCAGTACAAAATAATGCTAACACGCTGACACTACTAGGCGGAACTATTTCGGAAGGCGCAAAACGTTTAGGAGCATTGTCAAAGACAGCACGTGAAGCAGGGTTTTTAGAACTAGGGTTTACTATATCTGAACTGACCGATCTGTCAGCGGCATATATTGAACAACAATCTCGACAAGGACGTCTTGAAGCAAGAGGGTCTAAAGCAGAGGCTGACGGACTTACAGCTTACATAGGGCAACTTGACAAGCTAACAAGAATAACAGGAATGAGCCGCAAGCAAGTAGAAGAACAACTGTTAGCGCAAGCCAATGACGCACAAACACAAGCAATGCTATCAAAGATGGGCGAGAAAGAAAAAATAAAATACGAAGCAAACTTAGCTACATTATCGAGTCTAGGTCCAGCCCTTTATGAAGGATTTAAAGACTTAGCAGATGGAACTCCGCAAAAAGAGATGGCCGTGCAAATGGCTTCAATGAGTCCGGCATTTGGAAAATTTGCAGAAAACATGAAAAATATGTCGCCGGAAGAATTCCAGACTGAATTAAAAAAATTAGGCGGTCCACTAGCAGCGTTTAGAGACCAAATGGGTGGTACTTTTGCAGATATTCCAGGACACCCATTTGCAGACTTATTTAATGAGATTGGAAATTTACAAAAATACGCAGATAAAACAATTGATTTTGAGGAATTAGCAAGAGAAAAAGCGCGACGAGACAAAATAACCGACGCCTTTACAAATTTTGAAAACAAAGTAAACGAGATTAAAAATAGTTTGAGTATAGCATTTATTGAGAGCGGAGTACTTGATGTTATTGGCACAGGGTTACAAGGCTTAGCAGATATCTTTGTTACAGCTGGTGAAGAAATAGACGAAGAAACTGGTAAAAAAGTTAAAACAATACAGTTTACTGATGCAATGACAAACCTTAAAGTTAAAATTGAGGAAATAACTGAAACCATTAAAACATTCATAAAAGATATAGCAAATCCAGATGTTAGTTTTAGCGAAGCATTAAAAAAATTGTTTAAAGGCGATGGAAAAGATGGAAAGAAAATAGATGTTGGTAAAATGTTAGGTGAAGCGGTCGCTGCAGCTTGGGAAAATATTGATCTTAATATACCATGGGGCGCACTATTTGTTGGCGGATTAGCAGGAATAGGAGCTGCAATAGCGGCACCAGTACTTGCAGTACCTGCAGGTATAGCGGTCGCAATAACAGCATTCTTTGGAGCACAAGCACTTAAGAATTTAGTATCAGGAGCATGGGATCTATTAGTTGCAGGTTTTACTTTTGGAGCAGATGTTGTAAGTTCTCTAACATCTGGCATAGGCGGGTTGTTTACTAGCGCCTGGGAAACTGTTAAAGGATGGTTATCCTTTGGTCCAGATAATACATTTAGTATAAGTGCCCTTGGAACCAAAGCATGGGAAACTGTTACAGGTTGGTTTGGGTTAACCGGATTAGACTTTAGCATCTCTGCATTAGGAACAGTAGCATGGGAAGCAGTAAAGACTTGGTTTAGCTTTGGCACTGAAGTAGCGTATAGTATAGGATCATTAGCACTTACAGCATGGAATACTGTTACAGGTTGGTTTGGCTTTGGCGAAGGCGAAGCAGCGTATAGTATAGGAACATTAGCAACTTCGGCCTGGAATACTGTAACAGGGTGGTTTGGCTTTGGAGACATGGAAATGCCTAGTATAAAAAGTATGTTCCAGACAGTTATTGACAAAGTTAAAGGCTTCTTTACCTTTGACTTTAAAATGCCTAACTTCAAATCGTTTTTACCAAAATGGATGGGCGGTGAAGGCAAAACTTTATCAGACGCAGGTGATGCTGCAGGTACAGGCGTAACAACACAAATGGCTGTAGCACAAGCACCAAGTGTAAGCATGCCTACAGAAACAGGATCAGCACTTAGTAACTTAGCAACAGTGAGTTATGCTACTTTAAATGCAGAATTAATGAATTTAAAAAGCAACATGGATAATATTGGTAAAATTGATGGCTTCAAAACTACCATTGCTAGCCTAAATGAGCTTGACAAAGGCGGAGTTTCCAAGTATAATGATGCAGTAAAGGATTTAAATGAGACATTTAAAGATTTGAATAAAACATTGTCAGAAGATAACAAAGGATTATTTGGCGGTGGAACAGGTGTTGCATCTGCAGACGTACTTAAAAGTCAAGCTATGTCCGGAAATAGCAATAATGAGTTAAATACAACTATGCAATTATTGCTCGCAGAAATGAAACAAGTTAATGAAAATACTGGTTCTAAATTGCCTAAAGCAATAAGAGAGACCGGAACCGCGCACAGTTAGGATAATATATGAGTTGGAAAAAATATTTTACACCAGTACCAACTGGTAATAACACAGAAGGCAGTTATAGTCCCTTTAGCGGTCGTGGTGGCAGTATGAATGCTGGGCCTGCAAAATCTAACTATAGTTCCTACTTACCAGACGTATATGTTGGAAGTCCAAATCGTGTTGAACGCTACGGACAATATCATACAATGGACATGGACAGTGAAGTTAATGCTGCTCTTGACATCCTCGCTGAATTCTGCACACAACAAAATACTCAAAATAGAACTCCGTTTATAACTGACTTTAAAGCAAAAGCAACAAATAGCGAAATTACAATTATTCAGCAATACTTACAACAGTGGTGTAAGTTACAAAACTTCGAAACTAGAATGTTCCGCATTTTACGTAACACGTTTAAAATGGGCGATGCATTTTTTATTAGAGATCCTGAAACTAAAAAATTGTTTCATGTTGATCCTGCTAAGTTAACAAAAATTATTGTCAACGAAAGTGAAGGCAAGAAGCCCGAACAGTATGTAATTAAAGATTTTAATTTAAATTTTGGAGAAATGGTAGCAACTACACCTTTCCAAACTAACGGAAACGTTACTGGCGGCGGCGAAGGTTATTTAACTGGCGGTGCAAGAGGCATGGTTGGTAATGTTAATACACAAAATGCTGCAGGTGGTAGATTCCAAAATGCAGATAACGAAATAGCTGTTGATGCAGAGCATATGGTACATTTAAGTCTGTCAGAAGGTTTAGATATGAATTATCCTTTTGGTAATTCATTATTAGAAACAGTATTCAAAGTATATAAACAAAAAGAATTACTCGAAGATGCAATTATTATATATCGAGTACAAAGAGCGCCTGAAAGACGTGTATTTTATGTTGACGTAGGTAACATGCCTAGCCATTTAGCTATGCAATTTGTTGAAAGAGTAAAAACTGAAATACATCAAAGACGTATTCCGTCGCAAACAGGTGGAGGAACTAATGTAATTGACAGTAGTTATAATCCTTTAAGTATAAATGAAGACTACTTCTTCCCACAAACAGCTGAAGGTAGAGGATCAAAAGTTGAAACACTACCAGGCGGAACTAATCTTGGAGAAATTGATGACCTTAGATATTTTACTAATAAGCTCGTACGCGGTTTACGAATTCCTAGCAGTTACTTACCTACCGGCGCTGACGATGCAAGTAGTCAGTACAATGACGGTAGAGTAGGAACAGCATATATTCAAGAATTACGTTTTAATACATATTGTGAAAGACTACAAAATTTATTAATCGAAGATTTTAATCAAGAATTTAAAAGATATCTTTTAGAAAAAGGTGTAAACATTGATACAGCAATGTTTGATCTTAGATTTCAACCACCACAGAACTTTGCAAGTTATAGACAAAGTGAAATTGACAATGCTAGAGTACCAACATACTCACAAATGAGTCAAATACCTTATATTTCAAATCGTTTTGCAATGAAACGATTCTTAGGCATGACAGACGAAGAGCTTGCTGAAAACGAGCGTCTGTGGAGAGAAGAAAATGACGAAACACTATCACCTGGTCCAGGTGATGCAAGTGGAGAATTGAGAGGAGCCGGAATAAGTTCAGCAGGAATCGATGCAGATTTAGGTGGCATAGAAGATGTAGCAGATGATACAGCAGACCCTGATGTAGGCGCTGATGCAGAAGCACCCGAAACAGCAACAGGTGCACCAGGCACTGACGCCCCAACAACTGACCAAACGGTATAAATACTATTATGATACTACGTGAATTATTTTATTTTGATAAAGAAACATTAGAACCAGTCGAAGATTCATCTTACGACCCAGACCTTGACGATTCAGTAGTTAAGAAAAGCGATACTCGCAAAACAAGACTAACATTATCCCAAATTAACCGCGTCCGCAAAGCAGCCGACATACATACTAAAGAGTCTAGTAAAGAACTTGACTTTATAAAGCAAATGTATGGAATTCCAGCTGTTGAAGCCGGCGGGGTGTAATGGCGAAGTTAGATAAGTCACAATATACAAAAGAACAATGGCGCAGAATAAAAGAAGCTCGTCGCCAAGAAAAAGCCGCGGCTAAACTTCAGCAACAACAAACTGTTACTCCGTCTGTTAAAGAAATACACGAATCGTTTCAGCCTAACACAGCATTTGTACTAGGCAACGGTGTAAGCAGAGCTTCAATTGATCCAGAAGATTTAAAAAAGTTAGGTAAAGTTTACGGGTGTAATGCATTATATAGATCATTCGAAGCAGATTGCCTAGTTGCAGTTGATGTTAAAATGATTCTAGAAATTAATAAGTCAAGATATCAACACAAAGTTCCTGTTTGGACAAACCCTAACAAAAGTTTTCAAAACATAAGTGGATTAAATTATTTTTCGCCTAGCAAAGGCTGGAGTAGTGGACCAACAGCACTATGGTTAGCAAGCCAGCATGGATTTAAGAACATATATATCTTAGGATTCGATTTTCAGGGCATAGATAACGAAAAATTTAACAATTTGTATGCTGATACCATGAATTATAAGAAATCTACAGAAGGACCTACGTTTTACGGTAACTGGATGCGTCAAACTAGATCGGTGTTTAAGGACCATACTGATATCAATTACCACAGAATAGTAACTGACAAAAGTTATATTCCAAAAGACCTTAAAGAAAATACTAACCTTAGTAATTTACATATAGATAAGTTTAAAGAACAATTTAGTTTGTAATATGAAAGCAAATACAGCATTTGTTATAGGTAATGGTGTAAGTAGATCAGCAATTGATCTTAACTTACTTAAAAAACACGGAACAGTGTATGCATGTAATGCTGTATACCGAGATTATGATCCTGATTACTTAGTTGCTGTTGATCCTAAGATGGTATTTGAAATAAATGAATCGCAATACCAACACAAGTATAATAATGTATGGACAAACAAGCATAAACGATTTGAAAATCTTAATGGATTTAATTATTTTGAAAAATCACTTGGTTGGAGTAGTGGCCCAACAGCATTAAGCCTAGCAAGTGAACACAAAAACAATATTATATACATGCTAGGATTTGATTATATGGGTGTAGACAGTGGGAAACTTTATAATAACATATATGCTAACACTAAAAACTATATGAATAAAACAGATAGAGCAACTTATTATCATAACTGGTTGCGACAAACTGAAGATGTTTTTAGAAAAAATCAGCAAATAAAGTACTGTAGAATAATATTACCAGATAATTTACAGACTCACAAACTAAATAGTTTTGTCAATTATAGTACAATGTTGATTGACGATTTCCGAGTAAAATTGGGAACCTAACCTCACATTTTACAAAAAAGCTCGTTTTGAGCCTGTTTTAGCACCTATTTTCAACTATATAGTAAATACTAGTGACAGCCTTACCATAGGTAAACATTTTATAGGAGACAAAAATGGCAGATCAAAATAAGTTTGAAAGTATGCTAGAAAAGCTCGTCAACGAAGACAGAGCTGGAGCAGAAGAATTATTTCACGAAATCGTAGTTGAAAAATCAAGAGATATCTACGAATCATTATTAGAAGACGACTTAGCAGAAGTTGAAGAAACAGCTGCTGAAGTTGAAGAAGCTACTGACGAAGAAGTCGATGAAGCTACTGACGAAGAAGTTGATGAAGCATCTGAAGATGACGATGCTGAAGAAGTTGCAGAAGACTTTGACCTAGACGAATTTGAAGTAGAAGCAGACCCAATGGAAGCAGACCCAGCAGATGACATGATGGGCGACATTGAAGATGCAATGGACGGCGAAGAAGATAGCGGCGAAGAAGAAATTGAAGATAGAGTTGTTGATTTAGAAGACGCATTAGACGATCTTAAATCAGAATTTGAAAAAATGATGGCTGGCGACGAAGACGAAGCTGGTGATGAAGACGAAGCTGGCGACGAAGACGAAGCTGGTGACGAAGATGACGATTCAGAAGAAGAGTCATTTAACTTTGAGTCAACTGACGAAGAAGTTGAAGAAGCTACTGACGAAGAAGTTGAAGAAGCAGATGATGAAAAATCAGAAGCAGAAACAATGCGTGAGTATGTTGAAAAAGTAACACCTAAAATGGGCGACAATGGCGCAAATGCTAAGTCGGTTGTAGCTGGTGCTAACAACATGGGCGGAGAAGCTGGAAACATTGCACAAGGCGGTGAAGAAAGTGGACGCACAGCAGATTCAGCAAAAGAAGAAGATGCAGGCAATGTAAATAAGCCAGGCGGAAAAGCTTCTAAATCTTTAAAAGGTGATTCAAAAGGCCACGGCGCAGAGAAGAAAAGCGCAGGCGAAACTGCAGACAACAAGAAATCTGTTGTTGGCAAGTAAATTAGGAAAATCTGAATGAAAAACCTACGAGAGACATTGACATTTGACCAAGCTAATATGGTTATTGAGTCTGCTAACGAGGGAAAAGACTTATACCTTAAGGGTATTTGTATACAGGGCGGGGTGCGTAATGCTAACCAACGTGTATATCCTGTAAAAGAAATTGGCAGGGCTGTCAAAACTCTCAATGATCAAATACAAGGAGGATATAGTGTTCTCGGAGAAGTTGATCATCCAGAAGGACTTAATATTAACCTAGACCGTGTATCACACATGATTGAATCAACATGGATGGACGGCGCTAATGGTTACGGAAAGATGAAAATTTTACCAACCCCAATGGGACAACTAGTTAAAACAATGCTGGAAAGCGGAGTTAAACTAGGTGTTTCATCGAGGGGCTCTGGTAACGTATCAGAAGACGGGTCCGGTGAAGTATCGGACTTTGAAATTATTACTGTGGACGTTGTGGCTCAGCCTAGCGCCCCAGGAGCATATCCTACACCAATCTACGAGCATTTAATGAATGCACGTGGAGGAATGGCAGCATATGAATTAGCACAGGCAACAAAACAAGACCCCAAGGCACAGAAATACTTAAAAGAATCGCTGATTAACATAATCAGTCGACTCCAATAAAAGGAGATTAATATGTTGGATGCATTAAAAACACTTTTTGAAAACGATGTAGTTTCAGAAGATGTGCGTCAACAAATTCAAGAAGCATGGGACCAAAGGGTGATCGAAAATCGCCAAGCGGTAACAGCAGAACTACGTGAAGAGTTTGCACAAAAATATGAGCATGATAAGTCAACTATGGTTGAAGCTATTGACTCATTAGTAAGTGAAAAACTAGCAGAGGAAATTTCAGAATTCACTGAAGACCGTAAACAACTAGCAGAAGCAAAAGCAAAATATGCAGTAGCAATGCGTGAAAACGCAACGTTAATGAAAGATTTTGTTATTGATCAGTTAGGTGCAGAGGTATCCGAGCTACACGAAGACCAAAAAGCTATGGCTGAAAACTTTAGCAAATTGGAAGAATTTGTCGTCGAGCAACTTGCACAAGAAATTGCAGAATTTGCAGAAGATAAAAAAGACTTAGCAGAAACCAAGGTTAAACTTGTAAAAGAAGCTAAATCACACTTCGCTAAAGTTAAAACAGACTTTATCGAAAGAAGTGCTACTAAGGTATCTGAAATTGTTGAATCAACACTTAACAGTGAGATTGGACAACTTAAAGAAGATATCGAAGAGGCACGAAGAAACGACTTTGGTCGTAAGTTGTTTGAAGCATTCGCTAGCGAATATTCAAATAGCTACCTAAACGAAAAGTCGGAAACTGCTAAACTAATGCAGGTTATTGGTGTTAAAGACCAGCAACTAGCAGAAGCAAAGACGTTTGCGACAAAGGCAAAACAATTAGCTGAATCAGTTACTGTTGAAAAGCAGAGACTAATTGAATCAGCAAAAAGAGCAAGTGTTCTAAACGAACTGACTGCACCTTTATCGAAAGACCAAAAGGACATAATGTCAGATCTACTGGAATCCGTTCAAACTCCAAAACTACGTGCGGCGTTTGACAAGTACTTACCTACTGTTATTGACGGTAATACTCCAGCTAAAAAGAAGGCGCTTACAGAAGGCAAAGAAATCACAGGCAATAGAGAAGAAATGACAACAAACAGTAGACAAGCAGAGGACAATAATGTCGTTGACATTCGTCGTCTAGCTGGATTATAAATAAGGAGATAATTATGTCAGAACTACTAGAAAGTCGCTGGCAGGAAACCAAAGGCGCACTTCTTGAAGGCTTAAACGGCAACAAGAAAAGCGTGATGGCTGCTACACTTGAGAATACTCGTAAGTATTTGTCAGAGAGTGCAACAGCTGGTGCAAGTTCCGCCGGTAACGTCGCAACCTTAAATCGTGTGATCCTTCCAGTGATCAGACGTGTAATGCCAACCGTTATTGCTAACGAGTTAGTTGGTGTACAACCTATGACTGGACCAGTTGGTCAAATCCACACATTGAGAGTACGTTATGCAGATGCAGTAAACTCAACTAATGGTACAGACACAGCAGCTGGTGACGAGGCGTTAAGCCCATTCAAGATTGCTGAAGCGTATTCAGGTGCTTTAGATGATAAAGCAGCTGCTACATCAGCGTTAGAAGGCTCAGCTGGTAACAGACTAAGCATTCAAATCTTGAAGCAAACTGTAGAAGCGAAATCCAGAAAGCTATCAGCTCGTTGGACTTTTGAAGCTGCTCAGGATGCACAATCACAGCACGGTATTGATGTTGAAGCAGAAATTATGGCTGCATTAGCACAAGAAATTACTGCTGAGATTGACCAAGAAGTAATTGCTAGTCTTTACAGCCTAGCAGGATCTGCAGAGTCAGACGTACAGTATGACCAATCAGGTGTTAGCGGAACAGCTACATTTGTTGGTGATGAGCACGCCGCTTTAGCAGTGATGATAAACAGAGCAGCTAACAAAATTGCTCAGCGCACAAGACGTGGCGCTGGTAACTTTGCTGTTGTTTCACCACATACCTTAACAGTATTACAAAGTGCTACTACTTCAGCGTTCGCAAGAACAACTGAAGGTTCTTTTGAAGCACCTACTAATACTAAGCTAGTTGGTACATTAAACAATGCAATGAAAGTATATGTTAACACATACGCTTCAGACGCAACTGATGTATTAGTTGGTTATAAAGGTTCAAGTGAATCAGACGCAGCTGCATTCTATTGCCCATATATTCCATTAATGAGCAGTGGAGTTGTATTAGACCCAGACACATTCGAACCTGTTGTGAGCTTCATGACACGTTACGGATATGTTGAGTTAAACAACACAGCATCATCTCTTGGTAACGCAGCTGACTACTTGGCACGTGTAAGCGTAGCTAACGTAAGCTTCAGTTAAGTTTTACTAATAGTAAAAGCACTAAACAGGACCTTCGGGTCCTGTTTTTTTATGACTAAATATTAGTATGAAGGACGAATACATTCCTATAATGTATGATATCGTACAAGATACTTCACTTAACACTGGAGTACAACTTCCTGTTGAAGTAGAACACTACATTGTTGCATTACTAGCTTCGCATGTTGATAAACCAGACTTTCTTCCAAGAACACTTGCTGAGTCGTATCTAACTATTTCTAATTATAGAGATGCAAAAACACTCGGTGACACATGCTTATTTGTTGCAGGAATTTTTCCTGACTATAAATTAAATTCTAAGTACGTAAGTGATGTAGGAAAGTCTAGTTACATACACGCATCAGAAACTATACGTAACGATTTATTTAAAACATTAGGAATACATTTTGACTTCCTTAGTCAATTTTTAAATAGCGTTCAAGATAAGAACTCTTTGAGAACTAACTTCTTTTGATAAATACATATGTCAAATAGTGTGCCGCAAGGCGGACTTATGCTGTACCAACAGCGTAGCCCATAGAACGGGCATAGGACTACTATTATAGGAGAAAAAAAATGGGAAGACCACTAAACAAAAGATTATTCGGAGCACCAACAGCTGGTGGGAGCGAAATCAAAATAAACTTTCATAATGGCACAGCCGTTAAAGAAGGTTATATCGTAAAGCAAGTAGGATCAAAAAAGTTTGTATGTGAAGAAATCGGTACAGGCGGAGAATTTACTTGTACGCTAACAA